AAAGTTCGCCGCAATCGAAGGGGCGATCAAAGAGATTGTCACCGCGGATTTCAAAAATGCCGATGATGCATTGGTCGCATTGGTTGCCCAAATGCAAACGTTCGCCGAGGTCACACAATCCACCGCGGCAAAACTCGCCGAGGATTTCAATGTCGCAGTTGCCGAACTCCAAACACAAAAGGGATTGGGGATCATCGACGACATGGAATTGGCCAAACGGACCCTCGCCGAACTCGAATCGTTTTTGGTCAACTCATTGTTGGCCGATCCTGATTTCATTGACACGGAACAATTCACGGTCCTCAATGCCAAAATGTTGGAGTTGCGGGGCCTGTTGGATTCCAACACCGAAGGGGCAAAGCAAACATCCGAAACGTTGTTCAATGCCGCCGATGCGGGACGTGTTGCCGCCGACATCATTGGGGCGGGGTTTGCATCCGCCACCGACGATTCAATTTCATTTGGTCAGTCAGTTTCGCAGATATTCCAACAACTGATTTTGGGGGCGATCAAATCGGCGGTCGCCAATGCCATCGCGCTCGCATTCAGTCCAACACCTGACAACATCGCCACGGGTGGCGCGGCGGGTTTGGCAAAGGCCGCGGGGTACAAAGCCGCGATCGGATCATTGCTTGGGTCCATTCCAAAACTCCATGACGGGGGAATGACCCTTGGACCTCAACTCGCCCTCATCGGCGACAATCCCTCGGGCCGTGAAGCGGTTATCCCAATGGAAAAAATGGGATCGTTCCTCGGTCAAGTTGCGGGGACCAATCAAAACATGAACGTCACGGGACGGATTCATGGTTCGGACATCTTATTGGCCCAAGAACGGGCAAAACGAAATCGCGGTCGATAATGCCAAATCAAGCAACCAACACCACAACAGGCAATTGGCGCGCACGGTACGCGTCGGAATTTTATGACGCCCAGGGACGGCAATGGCGGGTCGAAGTCATTGACAGTGAAACCACGTCGATCGCCGCGTCCGAGTTCAATTTGTCACCATCCGACGCACCACATGACGTGGAGTTGACATCGGACGGTTTCAATTTGAGTTGGGACGGTCCATCCGATCACATCGGTGGAACCTTGATCCCGTCATCGTGTGAAATCACATTGGCCATTTCCACGTCAGCAATGGAACCATTGGTGTCGATCATCAAATCATCCAATGACAGGCGGTTCGGTTTGGCGGTGTACTATGACGACGGGGGAACAACCTGGAAACCATATTGGGTGGGAACCCTCAACCATGAGGCCATTGAATATGAATTGAAGGACCGTCCATATTTGGTGACGTTGTCGGCGTCGTGTGGTTTGCAACGATTGGGTGACATCGAGTTCGCCGATGATGGCGACGCATACTTGGACCAAATGTCATTGGCCGAAGTGGTCGCCACATGCCTCAACAAAATCCCGACCGCCGATTTTTGGAATGGGTCGGAATACCAATTGAATGAGGTGGTGGACCTTTACAACGACGGCCATTTGGCCACGTCTAATTGGACCTCCACAACGGGGGACGCATTCCCCGCGGGTGTCCTGGAAAGGACGGTCGTGAACGCCGCGACATTCTCAAAACGCAAAGAAGGGAAAACCGACAAATACGACCGAAGGGTTGCCAAACCCCGCGATTTCAATTCATGCCGTGATGTTTTGGAGGAAATCACCATCGCACTTGGGGCGCGAATGTTCCTCACTCGATTTGGGTGGTGGGTATTCCCTCCGAACGCGTACAATTGGGCGCACACATTGCGGGTTCAGAAATGGACACGGACCCAGGTGGCCACCGAAACGATCCAAACCGTTTTGAGTGTGGGCGACCCAGTCGCGGGGACTTTGAACGTGAACACCTCAACCCCCGAGGACATCAACTTCGAACAGGACATCGAAACCAACCACGCATTGGGTGATGGGTGGGCCAATTCGTATTTGTTGCCAGTCAAACGAGCCACCGTTACCCTCACCGACGCGGGCCAACGATCCGTGTTTGGAATACCTCGGAACTTTTATTTGGATTATCCCAACAGCGGGTCAGGAACCAAAGCATTTGGGAACGCCAATTTGGTGGTGTCCGAGGGTGATTCATTCAACATTCGTGGGACATACACGTCGGGCGATCTTGTCAAGGAATTTGGCAATTACCCCAACAGTTTCAACAATTATGGCCAAGACCGCGTCGGGGCGCGGATCGTCCTTCGATGCAAAATCAAAGTCGGGTCCCTTTACTACGGGAGCGAATACACGGTCGATACGGAAAACACATCCATCGACATGCCCACGGGGTATGGTGACATCGCATTCAAACGGTTGTTTGTTCCAACCCCATCGTGGTCAACGGACGAAAAGTTTTTTGACATCATCATCCCGTGGACGCATTCAACGCCACCCGCCGAGGTCGAAAACTCACAAGGTTGGGTCCGTGTGGGTGGGTTGCATATTCGCGCCACACAAAATGGGGAGTTCGAATACAAAGTCAACGAAACCCAACAAGATGACGTCGCCCACGAGATTGATTTCATCACGGTCCCATTGCCATCCACCTCGTCATCATACACGGGGGTCGAAGTAACATTCGACCGAATTGTTGTCACCGCCGCGGGAGCAGTTCGCCAAACATTTCCCCAACTGGAAAACATTTTCCAATCGGTGGCGATCGTCAATTACGATTCCACGGGTACGGATTTGGCGTCATACTCGCAAAGCGCGCCCGCCGACAGGTTGGACAACATGGTCGTGGGGATCGGGAACAATTCCGATGACGCCGATGTCGATGTGTTCGTTGAGCAAACATCCAACACCGAATTCATTGACCTTGGGGAAACCAGCTTGGGCGACAATACGGTGTCGGGAGTTCCGCAAAGTGACGGGGCCTTGTCGGTTATCCAATACGGTGTCAATTCAATCACGCCATTTTTGACCACAACGGGATGGAATAGTGTGACCGATTCGGTGTCGGGTGATGATCAACCCACCGAACTTTTGTTGGCCATGTGTCGTGAACACTTGTTCATGAGGGGGAACGTGATGGGTGTTCAACGCGGGACCATAGTTCCAAAACATTCGACCGCATCCAATACCTCCGCACCGATGGACATGTTGACGGTCATGAAACACAATTGTTCGACCCAATCGGACCTCGTTGAATACCTGGTCCCGATGAGGTTGTCAATGACAGGTGGTCCCGCCACATTGGACGTTGACGCCTTTGTGAAGTCACGGCAACGAATGAGTCATGAGGAGGCCGAGGACGTCAAGGGAAAAGGAAAAGGGGATGGAGGATCGGGAGGTGGTCCCAATGGAGGTGTTGCCCCCGTTGGCGCGATCGGTTCGTCATCCACTGAAACCATCGACAGTTTCGCGCAAGACAAAATCGCCGAGGCGTATGATGACATCACCGCGATCCAAACCAAAACCGACAACATCACAGTGACCCAGGCGGTGAACTTGGACACCATCGAATCCCAGGTTGGAACCAACGTCACCAACATCGCAACCAATGCGTCAGGCGTTGCGACAAATGCGTCGGACATCACCTCCGTTGAAAGCGATGTCACGTCGATCCAAAACGTTTTGAAATCCACCCTCACGGGTGGCGGTGCGGGTGTATATGTTGACAGTGGAAAGAACACCACGTCATCATTCATGGGCCTCACGTCAACCACCGCAAAACTCCAAGCGGGTGGGGGAAACACACACATTGACATGTCCGAAACCTCACCAGGGTCAATAGAAATGGCCGTCCAGGTGGGACCATCGAACAGTCAAACAAGCTCCACGGCGATCACCATTCAGGGGACCCAGGGTTCGCAGTTGCCAAACATCGCGTTTTCGGGGAACGTGTCGGGGATTGATTTGAATGACATGGATGACGTCAACGCCTCACCAACGGATGGTCAAGTGTTGACATGGGACAACGCGTCCAGTGAATGGACCGCGCAAACATCCAGTGGTGGAGGAGGTGGAGGAGGTGGAAACGCCTTTGGAACGATCGCCGTTTCGGGTCAATCAAATGTCGTGGCCGATGCAACGAACGACACGTTGACATTGGCCGCGGGAACCAATGCCGTGTTGACCACGGACGCCACCACGGACAAAGTGACGATCGGCGTGAATTCGTCGCCAGTATTCACCAACATTGTGACCACGGGGTCCATCGCCGCAGTCGGCAACATTGGATCAATCACGGGGAACATTGCGGGGGCGGGCGGTACGTTCACAGGCGACGCAACCTTTGGAGGTGATGCGACTATATCGGGCAACCTATACACCAGCAACCTCAATTTCATTGGTGGTGGATCATCGACAATTGGTCCGTCCAGTGTCACGGGGTCGTCACCCTCCGACCTGGAAATCAAATCCAACGGAAATGTCACGATCCATTTGGATGATGACAGCAATGAACCCGCCCAAAAATTCGAGATTGTTGACGGTGCAAATGCGACCGTGTTTTCAATTGATGAGAATGGGCAAACCGCGGGATTGTTGACCACCCCAACACCAACATTGACATTTGATTA